CCCAGCCATACGCCTGCCGGCCTATGGCGTCCGTTCTTTCAACCAGCTTTCCATGCTGCTTTTTGCTGATCAGCGCCATGTCGCAGCACAGCCGGAGCGTCATCTCCACCACCTGGACAGATTCCAGGATGGCCTCGATGATCTCGCGTCGGCCTTGCCGTGCTGCGTTGGCCCGGTACACATTCAGCACAATGTCCAGGCAGTCGTTGCGCAGGCGTTCGCCCAGGGAAATCTTCAGATCCCTGGGGAAGTTGCGAGTTAACTGCGTGATCATTTTCATAAGCTCGAATGTGTCCCGGTAAATGGGCAGATCCTTTGCCTTCACGGCCTGACCTCCTTAAAAAGTGAAAAGGTTAAAGTGCGATTCTCCTGACCGCGCGCACCCGGTAGCTACTGTCCTTGTAGCCGTTGCCCTGATTGCCATTGCTGAAGTACTGGACCCAGGCGTGGGTGTCGCTATTCTCCGTGCTCGACCAGTAGTACGAGTCCTCGAAGGCGTCTGTACCAGCCGCCTGGAAGTTCGCGTCTGTGGTCTGGGCTGGGTCGCTCAGGGTGTAGCCGGCGCCTTCCGGAAGGGAATTGGCGTTGGTGCCGTGGGTCAGGCCGTCGCCGCCGAAGCCGGAAGTGGTGCGGGCGCCGTCGTTGTTGTCCTGAGTGGTCGGCTTGAAGTTACGGTAGATGATTTCCAGCTCATCCCGCGATGGCAGGTACCAGTCGGAGTGGCCGTTCAAGCCAGTGCCCGCGTTGCAGTTATCTTCGATCCACTTGAAGGCAGGGAACTCCGCCAGTGTGTTCAGCGCCAGAATCGCGTTCTGGTTGGCGCGGCCATCCGCCAGGGTCATAGGCGGCGTGCCTCCGGTAGTGGTAACCGAGGTGCGCGACGTGCGCCAGTTCATGGTGCCTGTGCCGGCCAGCACGCTGTCGCCGCTGCCATCCGAGACGATCAAGCCGTAAGTCTGGCCGTCATAGTCCGACACGATCTTGCCGGCCACGAAACCGCCGCCGTAGGGCGCGCCGATCTCTGCCTCAAAGTCCGGGATGAAGCTGGCCGAGGTGGTGATGCTGACCGGAGCAGACCAGGCCGAAGACCCGAAAGTTGCGCCGTGGTGGCGAATCTCGATGGTGTAGGTTCGCTCGCCTTCCCCCAGAACGCCTGCCGGCACGGAAATGTTATCCAGGGTGGCGGATTCGATCAGCTCCCAGACCGTGGCCCCGGTGTCGTCCTTGATGCGCACAGAGGTGGACTCGTGAGTGTCAGAGCCATTCACGACGCTAAAGGCGCTGCCATCGATAACCGGCTGTTCCGGAACATCCGTTGCGCCATCCAGCGGGCTGGCGATGCTCGGCGTGGCCACGTAGGTGTCAGCGGTTGTGAAGGTGGTGGGCAAGGACCATGGCGCCCACTCACCTTCCACGTTCTTGTCCCGGTACCGCCACTGGTAAACCTTGTCAATAGACAGGGGCGTGGCGACTGCGTGACTGGTCAGCGGGGTGGAATCGATCGGCACTTCCTCGCCGGAGTACAGCGGGCTGGCAAAGCTACCGCCTTGCTCAATAATCTGAAACTCTCGGCGCTCCTGAGGGACGCCATAAAGCGGGTAGTAAGGCGCGCCTTCCAGTGTCGGGGTGATGGTGAGGCCGGTGTCGCCATCGTAGGGGCTGCGGTTTGCCGCGCGCCAGGTAACGCTGATTGGCAAGGCTGAAATAACGGCGATCCGGCCGGGGTCGCCATTCACGCGCAGGCGGTCAACGCCAGCCGGAACGTCATAGCCGCCGTCTGCGCGCTTGACCAGATTCTGCCAGGTGTTGCCGCTCCACCCCTGAACGCCGGAAACCTCGTTCAGCAGATGGATGGTTCCGCCGCGCTCCATGTCGTCCAGCTGCGGAGTGAAGTAGTGGCTCGGCGCGCTCCGGCTAAGTTTTGAGCCATTGGCGACGGTGCTGATTAGGGTGGTGGTGAGTGTGATGCGGGTAGCAGAAAGCACCTCGGCCACGCGGACCACCTGCACGTTACCGCTGTCATTAATGGCATAGTGCTGGCCCACCTCGACGCCTTCGGTGCTGTCCAGGTCGATAGAATCGTCACCGCCCACGGCGCTGGTGATTTCAAACGTCGGCACTTGCAGGTCGCGCTCGGTGAACACGCGCTGGGCGCCGTACTGCACCAGGGCGTCCAGTTGGTCGCTCAGGTTGATGGGATCACTGCCCAGAATGTCTTCCACCTGGCCCTGAGTCTGCATGATCAGATCGCGCAGCCAGTGGTCGTTTTTCAGCAGCGCCGTGAACTGCGGGTTCCAGGTGTCCGGGTGGGCCGGGTCAGTGGTCTGGACGGCGCGCAGCTCTTCGCTGAACTGCGGGTCTGTGATGGTGATTTGCTGTGTCATGGTTGGTCCTCGTCTGATCAGAACTGCAGGTCAAGTGTCGCGACAATGCTGGTGCCAGAATCCAGCTCCAGCGGGCTATGGACTCGGCGGGCGGCCAGATCGCCGTCGGAATCGAAAAGGCCAATCTCGCGGATGGCAAGGCCCGGAACGCTGTCGCCTTCCAGGGTGGCGCCGATCTTCAGGGTTACGCCGTCTGCTACAGCCGAATCAACGGCCTGCCGGTGGCTTTCGCTGGCTAGTGCCAGGTCTTCCGGGCTGGCAGGGTCTGAGCCTGTGCCCCAGGCTACGGTTGTAATTGCTGGCACTGCGGTGCCGGCCGCTGCGGCGGCGGCCACCTTTGAGCGGTATGTTTCGGTTGCCGGTATAACGGTGGTCACAGTCTTATCTCCTTGAGCTGGCGCCGATCACGTAGAACGGCATGAGCTGTGGTGCCGATGGAATTGATGGTTTCGGTTGCGCCCAGCACCCGCATGCCGTCCAGAGGCGGGCGGCGAACCTGATAAACCTGAGAAAGCGACAGCGGCCAGCTGCCGTCCAGATCCCGATGGCCGTCGGTGGTTTCGTTCAGGCTCCAGGAGCCGTCCAGGCGGTCTGTGTCGGTTTCTCCCAGCGTCCACGCATTGGGGGTGACAGCCTGAGCTGCAGCCGTGGTTTTTTGCTTAACCTGGATATCGATGTTGCCCCACCCGTGGTTCAGCGGGTCACCAATAGCGCGCTGGCCTGTCAGCTCGACGGCGCCATTCAGGCGGTCGCGGCCATCCACCAGGCGTGGTTCGTAATCGCCAGACAGAGACCAGCAGCCCATGAGCTGGCGAGCGTGGTGCACCTGCGCACCCTGGCACTGGCTCCAATTCTGATTGATGGCCTGGCTGAGCGGCGAGACGGTAATTCGGGCGTTAAATGCGACGGCATATCGGTACAGCAGAGCCACCAGCTCAGCCCGCAACGGGGCTGCAGCTTCCACACGATCGCGCACACGCTGCTGGTCAGTGGCAGTGAAGGGTGCGTCCGCAATGTTGAACGCCAGCGCATACTGCGCCCAGTTCGTGGTCACCACCTGCGGCGGATCCACCAGGTCGCCGCCCAGCACCTCGGAGCCATCCAGGCTCCAGCTGCTGTCAATGTAAAGCCCGCCGGCTTCGCGCCATGCGGCGTCCTGCTTTGCATGCTCCAGAATTTCAACGTCGCTGAACCCCAGGGCCTCCAGCGCACGGCGAACCGCCCAAACCGTCCCGCGTTTGCGGCGAATAGGGATTGCCTCGTCTATGGCGTCTCGCTTGACCTGTTCAGACCAGTCGGCACTCCAATGGTCCACGCCAGTTGCCCAGCCCAGCCACGGCAGCATGTGTGCCGGCATGCGCTGCGCATCCCACAGATCGTCCAGCGGTGCGGTTGCAGCCACCAAATCGGCAGAGACCTGCTCAATTCGGCGCTCAAGTGCGGTGGCATTTGGCGGCAGCAGGCTACCCATTCGCTGTCACCTCGATGCCAGTACAGTAAGGGGCCTGACTCGGATCGCCGCCGATGTCAGCGGTGGGGCTGGTTAGGGTTGCGCGCTCCACGCCCGGCACGTAAAGCCGCGCCTCCAGTGCGCCCAGAACAATGGTTTCGCCCAGGGCATGGCGCTCGTCGATGTATTCGCGGGCCTTGCGGCTGGCCTCGGCAATGACGACCTCGGTATCCGGTCCGCTCTGAATCTCAAGCTCTGCTGCTACCTGGAACTGGAGCACGGTGGCGCTGCCCACTCTCACGGTATCGGTAAGCGGCCGGACAGATTCTTCGTTCAGCGCAGACTCGACGGTGCTTACCAGGGCCGGCGATGCTTCGCCCTCTGCCTCGCGGGACAGCACATACACCTGCACCACGCCCGCGATCGGCCGCACGGCCTCTGCATCTTTAACGGATGGGTCGGCGCTCAAAGCAAAGTAACGGTAGGCCTCGCGGCTTCCGGCGGTGCTGAAGGCGTCGTGGGCCAGCAGGATGCGGCGCAGGTAGTCGGCATCGCTCTCCATGGTCGGCGGCACTGGCGGCTCTGCCTCCGGATCTCCGGGGTCCAGCTCCAGGCGCTCGGTCATGTAATAAGTAACGCCGATATGGTCCAGCTCTGGACCTTCGGCATAAGCCAGCAAAAGCGACTTGGCGCGCTCGTTGTGCTGCTGGCGCAAGTTCAGCTCACGGTAGGCTGACTCTTCCAGAAATTTGGTGAGCGGCTCGCTTTCCAGCGCCAGCGTTTCGGCCAGCTCTTCGCGCTCGGATTCTGGCGTGAGCTGGAGCAGCCGATCCTTGCGGCTCTGCAGGATGGCTTCGTAGTCCAGCGGCTCGATGATTGTCGGGGCTGGCAGTTGGGATAGGTCGATAATTCCAGCCATCAGGTAACCTCAATGCCGTCAAAGTTCACGGGCGCGCCGGTTGGCACGTACTCGCCCTGCAGATCGATGGTGATTTTTCCCGGGGCAGCGGATGAGGCCCGGACGCGGGTCATCCTGAACCGTGGCTCCCACTTTGCCAGCGCTTCCGCCGTGGCGGCATAAATCTCGATAGTGGTTGCTTCGTTCAGAGGTGCGTCTACCAGCTCATACAGCCGGGAGCCATATTCACGGCGCATAACTCGGGTGCCGATCGGGGTGGTCAGAATGTCCCGGATCGATTGCCGCAAGTGGTCAAGCCCGGAAAGGGCTCTGCCTGTGTTGGAGTCGCTGCCGTTCATGCCAATGATGATCGGCTACACCGCCAGCATGGGCCGCTGGCAGTGGTTCTACTTGGGCGGGCTGGTGGTGCCGCCAGAGTCGCCGGTGTGGG